CCCTCCGCCTGTGTAATTAGAATAAGTTTTTAATTTATTCTTCTCTGCACTATATCATCGCCAGCGACGTTTGAGAATGCTCGAACGTCGTTCCGTGTATAGACTGACAGATCGTATGATCTTGACGCCAGATGGCGTTATAGATGCACACGTGCTTGTTGGTTGCACGAAACTTTGACTGGAATGATGAACCACGTTGGATTCACCATCGGCTGTGGCCGCGCTCTCCGCAAAATAACGGAGAAGCATTGACCACCCAGGTAGGGTTCTACGTACAACAGGAGATAATACGTCTAAGACGAAGTATTCAACCTTTTGAAGAAAAGGATTGACACGACGCTTATAACGCATTCTCTTCTGCAACTCATAAGGTATGAAGGTGAGTGACGGCGCATGAAGTTTCATGTCCGTACTTGGTATAGCGCCATATATGGCTACTAACCATTTTGCCAATTGCTCGGCACACTCGACATACCCTCGCTCAAACAGGCTATTCGCATACGCGATATAGCTCGTATAAACGTCAGCGCGACGCGCCGACGACCAGACTGTCCGCAAGCGGACAGGTGTGACGGATTCGCCCTTAAAGGCATCATATCCGCATGATTCTCTAAAGAATCCACTAGTACAACTCTTATCATGGTTGATTTTCAACCCAAATGATTCGAGTATGCTCATTGCGTCTTTAGCGTAAGCTGTAGGAACAATGACGTCGTCGCCATACACTAGGATACTCTCGCGAGTATCAGTATCAGGCGCACCGGCCATCAAGAGCGACCAGATTGTGAGCGCCAATATCGGAAAGCATAATGAGCTTCCCATCGGCGCAAACTTTCTGAGTATTAACTCTCGACCGTCCGGCAACATTGTCGATGAACTTCGGCATGCCACCATTGCATCATATAGATGCGCAGGAAACAGCGTCTTAACTAAGACTAGAGACACACGATCACTGGCCTCATTAAGGTCAAGTGTCGCGTACGAACCGAGTTTTGAGCCTAACCAGGCTCCCCTCTGATTCGGTCCCTGGTCCGTGAAGAAAACATTGAACTTTGTGAGTTCGCTGTTCTCTACCAACCTCACAATGGCCTTGGATAAGCCTTGTTGGATCCATTGAAAATCAACGGGTTCACAAGAAATTAGCCGAGGCCCGCGTGAATCCTTCGGAACGAGTACAACTCGCGCCGAGTGATTCACTTCGCCCAAGGAGTCGAACTCCTTGTAGCAGTCACAAACATGTCCCTTCGACGCGCAAAAATAGCGGTCTAGCGGATAATAGTCAGTGATATTCTTCGCGATATTAGTCCAAACGTACTTCTCCCAAGGCTGTTGCCGAGTAGCAACAGCTCCAGGACCGTGCGCTGGAGTTATATCACGAGGATCAAAAGACGAGAAGACATCCCAAAGGAGTTTTCTCGCTTTGCGAATCATTCCCGCTTGGTCAAGACCCTTCTCAGGGCCTGAAGTCCAAGGTCGATGATTATTGGGATCAGTTTTAACAGTATTACTGGTAAACCGATCACTGCTGATAAGATCGTCTTCGGTTCTTTCGAATCGGGAGACGACGTGTTGTTCTTGTTCATGACTATATGGTAACTCGTACTTGTAAAACAAGTACGTGATTTGCCGTATTACCCTGACACTCAGGACACACGGTGAAGGTAAAACTACTCCGTCAATGTTGAGCACACGCGAGAATAACTCGCCTAGAAATCTAGGCAAATTCATCCCTGATATGGATTCGACACCCACATCAGCGAAGTCTATTGCATGCTCTGTAGATAAAGCCCGATCAAGGGCTTTACCAAGACGAGGCAGGGTTTTCGTTAGAAAACCTATACCTTCAGATTCAAGCCTCTTCTCAACGCTTTTCAGTGTTAAGTCGAGGTTGCGAGCAGACAGACGAAGGGCATCATGCCAATCGTTGTACTGCTTTTCGTTGAAGTAAACAATGTATTCTCCATCAGAAGTCGCCGGGCCGGGTGGCCCGATTAAATCTGAATAGAGAACTTGATGGGCGAACCCAGCACAAACGCCTCGTACGCGATAGGAAACTTTCCTAGCGCCGCCGATTGCATCGGGCTGAACTAGCTCACAAGTACATTGTTCGATAAACGACGGTCCGTAAGTCCACTTAAAGACATCACGGAGCATCGCAGCGATGACGGTATATCCGACATCTAGGCTTTTCGTTGGCACCATATTGGCAGCCATCCTAGAGCATGCATACGCTCCGTAACTTCCTTGTATTATACCCATCTCGCGATGGGCATGAATACTATACCAGACGTAAGTGATATATGAAATTATTCACAGTACCACGAACACTTGTACTCCCGAGCGTCGCAAACAAGCGATACTCAAGACGTAGTCTAGCTGCCCTTTCTGAAGAGCAACAGGACGAGTTTGACTTCGAAATATGCGTTCCAGAAACTCTGGACGCATGGTTAAGAGGTCAAAGTACAGAGTTTTTACGCGCCAATTGCAACTGGGACAACCCCTACTGCAGGTTTTCTGGCTCGACTCCCTATGTTGGGGTCATCAAATGGCAAGCCACGCGGGTTACCCCGCATGGTCACTATGTGATAACTCCCGTAGGGGAGCAAGGTCAGGACCTCGTAGAGATGTATCCCTGGTAATTGGCATGATCGATCAGACAAGCAAGAGCAAAGGTATATACCCTTGCCCTGCGCCGACAGTCGAAACTGTCGGGTAGTCAGATCTCCCACGCAAAGTCCGTATAGCCCTCGAATCAATTCGAGAGAAAGACGGCCTACTCGAAAAACTCCCTTAAAGGGAGCCTTCCAGTAAGGCCTTCGCGCCGTTCCCAGACCCGTCGAAAAGCACAGTCGTTCCGGCACCAGTTGTGGCGCAGAACGAAAGCAGCTCGGCGAGGGTGTTGGCAGGCTCAGCGTTTGTCGAAAGGGCCCCAACCGGGGTATCCTTAATGATATACGCAGAGTCCGTCACCATAACGGTGGCGTCTAAGGTTGAGGGGACAGTTTTGTCCACCCGAACCATAGAACGCCGACGTTTCTTGATACCCGCACCAGATTCAAGGTGAGAAATCTTGATCCGGTGAGGGGCAACAGGAGATTCGTTTATTTTTGCGAATTCCGTTGCACGACCCGATTGTGACATGCGGCTGAATTCAACTTCAGCCCCAGCACTGTCTTTTATTTCATTCGTGTTGAGCGTATTGCTTAGCATGATTTGTTTGGTTATTTGGTTAACGGTTTATGCCGAATGCCACTATCCTTGTGGCGTTTTGACGTAAGCTACTTGCGTGCTATCACGAGAGCAGCTCCGAGACTGAACTCTTTAGCGCTCAGCCCACTCGATTGAATCGAGCTGGCATCCGGTAGTCCCACATCACGGCGATAAGCCTTCTGTGTGACCATCGGACACGTATTAGTTTGACTGGGAAAGCCACGATACGCAGCGGAATGAAATCCTTTTTGGACAACAATCCGTCGTGACCGTGCTATAGACCAGAGAAACTGATGTATGTTAATCGTCGGTTTCATGTTCTCTTCTTTAAGTGTGTCGAGGTACTGGCTTACGCCAAGTACCCAATCCACGACAAAGGAGAAGGGTAGGGCATTCCAAATGATTGCTGGGTTCATATTGACACCCAGCGCATCAAGGTGGCCCCAAAGTTGCGCATTCGCAACTTGTGCTGCAGTATAATTGTAATTAAACTGCAACTGAGCATGAAATATAGTAGGATCATAGAGTACTTGGCGTGATGCGTGTCCAATCTGGACGGTCTGGTCCTGGTTTTGCCAGTTCCAATAACCCGTCTGAGACTTAGACTCGTTCACGTCGGAATACTCCGTCCAAGCAAAGCGAAAATGCTTTACTTGGGTCGAACCCGAACGGTTGACGAGATCGTTTATACGTCTCCTCGTCCGTGATAATGCAGAAGCTATCTTCTGCACATCCGATATAAGTGGCATGATATTGAAATTTAATTCAAGATATCCAGATGCCACCATTCGCGATAGTTGTTTGGCAGTTAAGCCCTTACGTAGATCTTTTATAGATTTACGCAAGTTCAGGTAGGTAATTAATCCTACCGTCTTCCAACTCGTGCCGCTACGCAAAACGCGAAGCGACTTGAACTGGTTTACTATCGATGCTATCGGCCGCTTGAAATCCTTCAACTCCAAAATGAAGTTGGGGAGACTAAGCTCGGCCTTAACGTACGGGAGCATAGAGCGTAAAGCTCTCTGCTTCAGTGCTTCAAGGTCCGAAGGAAAGCTGATAAAGCTTCCATCTGGCTGAGGTTGATAGAACGCCGGTAGACTATCGTCTAACATACCAGCATCCCCGTACGGAGAACCGTATGAGCCCCAAAACTCATACCAGTATCCACGGAAAGGATGTCGAGACGTGCCTTCATAATGATGGGGTTGATAACCCCCATCTTCTGTCCGCAACGTGAGAACACCCAACTGATTAGTACCAGCCTGCACACTTTTATAGTGCTGGAATGGTTTCCAAGCAGTCCGTGAACCTTTTGAGTTCGGGGTGTAATATTCAATCATCGGAGTATAACTCTGACAAAAGAGGGCCTTAGTATAAGGCTCCTGTCCATTGATCGGCGAGGCGGGGTTAAATAACACCGTCTCATAATCAACTGGTATTACGCGACTACGGGTCTTCGTTTCCATACAATTGGATTATTGAAGATTTACTTCAACTTGAGGTGCGCTCTTCACATGAGGGGCG